TACCTTGCCTTCGGGGGTCATGTCTTTCTTCCGTTGAAATCACATGACGTAACAGGACACCATGCTTTGCACAGTCCTGATGTCTTGGCCGGCCATGAGTCACGTTCGTAGGCCGATTCTAGTTTGCGTACTCGTGGCAACAAGTCTTGCCATATCGTTGCGAGGTCAGCACGTTCGCGTACTTGCCAGTCAATCTTTTTTTCTTTTAGCCACACAAAGCCAGTCGTTACTTTCTGCACTTCGGGGTGATGATGGAACACATAAGCAGCGTACAAATCAAGCTGTTCAGTTGGCTTGCGCTTACCAGTTTTGTAGTCCATCACAGCAGCGTTTGCACCATGAATAACAACAAGGTCAGCGATGCCTCGTGTCCATGCCTTGTCCCAATCGCAAGGTGTAAAGTCTTTGTTTACAGCGTACTCACGTTCAGCAAACTTCTCGCCTTTGAGCGCGGCTAATTTGTTTGCCAGTGGTTGCCACTGCGTCATGCCTTCAGGCAGGAGTTCTCCATGCAAAATGAAGTTCTCAAATGCTGTGTGCACTTTGGTTCCCCACTCGGTGTACACAGTTGGGGGCTCGACAATATCTCTAATTACTTTGAGATGGTAGAACTTCTTCGGGCACGTTTCAAACGTGTCTAATTGCGAATAAGTCCAAGCTGGGTTAGCCATGCTTGCTCCATAGGTTTTCGCCCCCAATGCGTCATTTGTCGCTTGGAGGCTCGTGGTTGTTAGCCCCCACTTTAGCAGATTTCTGCAACTAGTCAACACTATTTTGCTTCGCCATAACAGCTTGCAATATCACCTTCAGACCACGTTACCAACTCGGGCCACCATGACACACCTTGACGCATGATGGTTTGTAATTGTTCTAGGGATTGCTCGGCAGAATCTTCCGGAACTACGTACACAAGCTCGTCATGCACAGTGAGTGCTGGCCGCATACCAGTAGCCTTAAAGAACTTGACTGCATGCTCTGCAATGACGTCGCGTGCAAGGGCTTGAACTAAATTCTCTACGCCTTTCCCTGCATAGATGCGGGCTCGTGTACGCCCATTGCCGTACCACCATTCGAGCTTGCCATTGGCATCTCGTTCTTGTTTAAGATCAGGGTAGTAAATGCGACGACCCGATGGCAGGCGAACTGCGTTTTGTTCGGTGACACACATACCCCATGGGTCAATGGCTGCCTCTACCCCTTGTTTAATATTGGTAAGGTTAGACTGAAACGTTTTCCATCCAGTAGCAATTTCAGCATGGGCTGAACGATACGCTTCTACCACCTTGGTTGCTTCATCTAGGCTCATGTCCACACCGCCCATTAACTTGGCAACCTTTTGGAACGTAGCCCCGCCAGCTCCAAAGCCTAGGCCGAGGTGAGCAACTTTACCCACTTGGCGCTGTGTCTTGGTTACCTGTATCTCGTCAATGTTGTACAGATCATGGGCAGCAAAGTACCTATACAAGTCTGCTTTGTCAGGGCTTGCCTCAAACAACTCCATGGCGTAGGGGACTTGCCACAAGAACATGTTGACACGTAACTCAATACCGGACAGGTCAGACACGATCACCTTGTGCCCGGGAGGGGCGAGCAACGACATGCGTAGGGCATCGGATGCCTTAGGTGTTGCACCAATACGGGGTAAGTTCTGCATGTTGTACTGCTCACCTGACCACCGACCCGTAGTGTCTGCGCCGGCGTACTTGAGGGGTACGGGTATCATGCCTTTACATACTGCTGCGGTCTGCAAGAAAGCCTCTAGGCGCGTTTCTAACAGCGTAGACTTAACTTCTAACCTAGCCATAGCTGCGGAGGCTACAAGGGGGTTCTTATGCGTTTGTAGGGCTATGAACGCTTCGTCTGTCTTTGCCAGCGCAGGAGTCATCTTGGCGGCATTGGTTGGCGATACCTTCATGGGTACTGGCACACCTAGCTTCTCCAGTAGCGCCCCAAACTTGGCGGCTGATGCTAACTCGGTACGTACAGTCTCCTCGATGCTTGTGCCGTTGAGTCGGTTGGCTATAAACGTACCGATATCTAAGGCTTTGGCTAACTGAAGCAACGAGTCGCGCTTCTCTTCTTTGACCTGACGCAAGGCCAAGTGCACTTTGGGCGCATCCAGTACCAGTTGCGGCTCGACAAGCATGCGTGTAGTCATGTCTATCAATACCAACTCCTGTTTAGGGAATCCTTTGATGAGCTTCTTAAACAACTTAGCACACAAATCTGTGTCCATCTTGTTGTACTCTTCCATCGCTGCGATCTCATCTTCGCTAAAGTTTACTAAGTGTTTACCCTTAGTGTTTGTAGCTTCGAGGTCTAACTTAGCACCTACATCTAACTCATACGATAGCTTCTTAAGCGATACTCCTGTGAGAGATTTACCGCCAAAGAATACCGACGTTTTAGAATACCTAGACCGCGCCATTGCTGCTGTACATCCATACATCTTAGGGTTTATTCCTAACCGCCAAGCAAGAATCATTGAGTCAAAGCCCGACATGTTGTGACCAATAGCCATGGCATCAGACCAATCCATTGCTTGCATGTGCTTGCGTATGTTGTCCTCGCCAAATAACACATAGGTTGGCTCATCGCCTTCCTTGATGGATACCGAAATAATCTCAGTGTCGGGGTGTTGTATGTACTCCGTTGGGGACATGCGTGAGAGTGTATGGGCTGTATCCCAATACGTTTCGAAGTCCAAATAAATTGGTTTCATTTACCCTCCAACTGAAACGCAACGATGGCTGTTGCAATTAACTCGTTAACATCTTTAACTGTAGCCGCGATGTGCGAATCAAACTCGTAGCCCTCTCGGGATGCAATGTGAACGATATAGCCGTTGCACACTTGCTGTACTTCAATCCTGCCACTAAAAATTGTTTTGTTTTTCATGCGTGGCTTTTCCATGTAGTCACGCATCACACTTGATTGTTGAGCAGGGTTCACGGTTGCTATGTTTAGGAGGTCTGTCAAAATTCCCATGACTGCACCTGCTTCAGTTTAGCTATGTAGTGTTGCAATTTACCTACGTCATCGCTGTCTTCTTTCTTCCCCTGACGCATCGAGTATTTGATGATGTTGCCTTTGAGGAATCCAACGAACTCTTCGCGAGTCATGACCGATTCCATGACTTCCCATGGTTGAACAGGCATGGACACGTAGTGTGTGCCGCCAACTTGCATGACGTTTGGGTCTTCCATGATGTGTCTTTCGTGGTTATTTAAGATTTCTAACTGTTACTTTTTTTGCCCAGCATGCAGCGCAATACCACTTGCTTGGGTTCATTTGTATGCCGCCTTCGGGCGGTCTTTTCTCTTCACATTTATTACAAAGTTGTAATTGATGGATTGGTTGCCTGCTACCAATGTCAATCTGTCGTTTCACAAAGCCGTTCACGCGATCTCCTTCCGGTGTTTTCCGGTTTTGGGCAGTTATCAGGCACGTCAACGACGACCCAAATTGCTGCCAATGTATTGCGGTAGGTTGATTTCTCCCACCGATCGATGTACACACCAAACACACCCTCCAATGATTTGTTGACAGAACGAACGTCTATGCCAGTGAACTTAGCTATGTCGCTTGCTTTTAAACCATCGGGGTGTCGTTTTAGTAAGTCTCGAATGATGTTGTGGTTACTTTTCAAGCTTCATGTCTCGCACATACGTAGCAAAGCTATCGGCTGTATCACCAAACGCAGTACGCATGGCATCAAACTTTAGAGCAACTTCTTCTAATACATCGTTGCGTCGTACAACATCTACAGTATCAAACTTGTCTCTGTCGTCGTGGCATGCACAGCCTCGCTCCCAGCATGCTCTATCTATTAGTGTCATGGATTCTTCTCCTGTATAGCACGTTCAACGGCTCTACCAAAGTCTTCCACGCTACCAAACGTTTCTGAGTTGGTATCCCACAAGTGGTAAATCTCTTCTTTGGTCAGGCTTTTCCATTCACGCGTTGCGGTATAAACCAGCGCGATGACTCCGACGATTGCGGGGCCTACAAGCAAATAAAGTAAATCGTCCATTATTTCTCCAATGCTTTTATTGCAAGAATTTGTACAACAGTTTCACTGATCTTGCCGCCCTCAGGAACTACGTATGTTTCTACAGTGCGCTCAAAATGCCCCTGCTTGTTTGCGGCAAGCGAACTTACCTCTACGACGTGACCGTTAGCAGCTTTGATAAACTTCAATGCAACGCTGGGTTGTTCTTCAGATATCGATACGTCTGGGCGATACATCGTTGATGTGCCAATACCAAGACTGCCTGATGAATTAAGGCGCATCATCTCTTGAGGCGGTGTAACTTGTATTTGACCATGTGTCAGCCACTTGAAAAGTTTTGTACGTAGTGACATGGTTTAGTTTCCAAAGATTTTCTTCAGTTCGTCGTACACACTGCGTGCTTGAACAATAGACATACTTGCCAATAGTTCTTGTGCTGATTGTGTGTTCACGCCACTAATATAAATCGTTTGCGCTGGAGAGGCTGTCACCTTTGCGACTTTCTTTTGCGGAGGGGGCAACACATCATTGCTTGGCTTCTTGTGCTTGAATGTTTTAGCAGGAGCTTTGAGCGGTGTGTACTCGGGTTGATTGGCAACCATTCCGCCATTAGATAATTGA